TCGTCAGTTACATTCATTTTGTATTGTTGTTGCACTCCTAAGAAAGAGCCATAGTAGTCTACGCCATGAATTACTCCATGATGTTCTAATAATTGACTTGCTAGAAAACTGAAAAAACAATCAATATAAGCAGAATTGTTATGATCAAGTAATTTAGGAAAAACATTTTCATTTTTATCAACCACCGATGGTAAAGTTCTCAATCCGTCATCTTCTAAATTATATTTACCAATCATGTATTTCACGGGGTCTAATAATGGAGAGAATTTGATGAAACTGGATTTTTGTTCAATCATGATATTATCGCTGTTCATTACAGTATGTAAATCTACAATGTTGTTTTTGTGTTTCAAAGACAAAGAAAATGGATTGGACATATTCATTTCAAAAAACAGGGAATAAATAGGATTGTATTTTTGTATGTCTTTGATATGGAACGGTCTATATTCATGGGTTGTGTCATAGATAGAATAGTCATATTGATTATTCAATATTTCTAAATCTGATAACACATTTTCATTTGTAAAATCGATTTGTATTTTTTTTGCTAAATTATTTGCCATGTATATCTTGACCATAATATAAAAAGGTATCCAATCAAACTAATACGTCAGTTGCAGATATAAAAATATGTGTGCATATTCTAAATTTAGGAAATGTCATTAGAACTTCGAAAATTCGACATGAAAACAATTACTTTCAAGCCCGATGAGAACAAGGGGCCAGTAATAGTTATGATTGGTCGTCGTGATACTGGTAAATCCTATTTAGTCCGTGATTTATTATTTTATCATCAGGACATACCTATTGGCACCGTTATTTCAGGAACAGAAGCTGGAAACGGATTTTACGCAGCAATAGTTCCTAAATTATTCATTCACGAAGAATATAATACCGTGCTTATTGAGAACATTTTGAAAAGACAGCGCGCAGTATTGAAACAGGTGAATAAAGAGATCGAAACGTATAGGCGTTCCACGATTGACCCGCGTGCATTCGTGATATTAGATGATTGTTTGTATGACCAATCATGGACACGGGATAAAATGATGCGACTTCTTTTCATGAACGGTCGTCACTGGAAACTAATGTTGATTATTACTATGCAGTATCCTCTGGGTATTCCACCGAATCTGCGCACTAATATCGATTATGTTTTTATATTGCGAGAACCTTATATGACAAATCGAAAACGTATATGGGAAAATTATGCGTCTATGTTTCCAACCCTAGAAGCATTTTCAGCAGTAATGGACCAAACCACCGAAAATTACGAATGCCTCGTCATCAATAACAATGCGAAATCGAATAAACTCCAGGATCAAATTTTCTGGTATAAAGCCGAACAAAAACCTGATTTCAAATTGGGTTCGAAAGAATTCTGGGAAATATCGAAATCCATGGGTTCGGATGATGAAGATGAAGCATATGACCCGAATAAATCGAAGAAGAAAAACGCACAAACTATCAATGTGAAAAAAACAAAATGGTAATACAAAAATCACAATTATGTCATTGTCGTTCATAATTGTGATTTACTATGCAGTCATTTTTAAAAATATTTAGTGAAAAATATCTGATTATGGTGTATATAATTAAATAATTATATGACTATCCAGCAACCCGTTTTGACTCCAGAACAAATCACCGAAATAACGAATTATGTAAATGCATATCGTGCAAAAAATCAAGCACCCCCGTTAACATGGGATACTACTATTGCCGAATTCGCACAGAGTTGGTCCTTTTATTTGATATCGAACAATGAATTCAAACACAGCGGAAACCATTTATATGGTGAAAACCTTGCCTATTTCCAGGGATATGGAACCGATGTGATGACACTATTGAAAAAGGCAATCGATTTATGGTATGATGAAATTACACTCTATAACTTCAACAATCCAGGATTTTCCAGCGCAACGGGCCATTTTACATGCCTAGTATGGAAATCCAGCACTAAATTTGCAATGGGTATTTCTATAAATGATGTTACAAATGCAGTGGATATTACTATGAATACTTCGCCTCCAGGGAATTATATCGGACAGTTTCAAGAGAATGTATTACCAGTAATACCCACACCAAAACCATCACCAATTCCATCACCTAAACCGATCCCGCTTCCAAAACCAAAACACATTCATGTAAATATACCATCTATTATTCAGAGATATACTGGTTATACTAAAAACGAACCAACTTATACAATGGATCGTTCTAATAATATATACCCAGTAGCACAATTATCTGCAAGTATGCCATTACCATCCACAAATAAGCAATTTTTGATAAATTCTTTGTATAATTTATTGAATCAATATCAAACTGGTGCCCCATTCATAAGTGTAATCCATTCGATAAATGAAATTATACGAGCTGTAAACAATATGAATATACCATAATGCAATGGCATAATAACATATTACTCATCGGTCATAGTGGACCTTAATAATTCATTTCGAATATTTGTAGTTTCTGTGTTTGCAACTTCACGGCTTTCGAAATCAACAGTTTCTTTTACACCAACAAGGTTACCTTGATCGTCGATAGTTTGTGTTAATACGTTTCCGGTTTTTTCTGCTAATTTGATGTTTTCTTCGATGGCTTTTTTCTTGGTATCTTTAATACGGGTTTCAAATGCTTGTTTAGCACGTTCTTCGTTCTTCATTTTTTCTTTGTGTAATTGATTTAGCTCTTCTTCCATGAATTCGACACGACCGGTTTTGTAAGCATCTGGGTCCCATGGAATCCAGATACCGACTGGTCCGACGTAGATATCATGGTTAGGATCGATTTCGCGCAGTTTCTTGCAGCGTAGTTCGGCTTCTTCTTGTGTTGGAAATACGCCACGGACTTTCAAACCACGAGTAGATGTTTGAAAAGCATTCTCACGTTGAAATTGTGCATTCAATTCATCTTCTTTCTTGTCTAGGAAATTTTTGTAATCGTCTTCGGTGGAATTTTCTTTTAGCTTGGTATCTTCTTCTTTAGCAAAATCATTGAAATCACCAACAATATCATCGATTTTCAAATTATATTTGTATGCCATAAAATGTAAGAAATCGAAGAATTTAGAAAGAGATTTAGTAAAATCCCATTGTTTAACGAATTGGTCAAATATGTATATTTCTCGTTTTTTTAAAATCTTTTCAGGGGACACGAAGGACAAACATGCAAATTTTTGTCCAGCAATAGGTTGGTCTTCATCGCATAAATCAATATATTTAGGATTTGGTTGTCCGTTTTCTAATGTTTTTCGTTCGAAGGAAGACATCTTATAGTTATTTAGGAAAATAGTATTTAAATGTTTTTTGATTAATATATTTTTTTGTTTTTCTATTATATAGAAAACCATGGGTTTCGATTTAGCTGAACTTATCAAACGTATCATTAAATACTTAGTAATGGGTCTTGTAATTGCCGTAGTCAGTATTGTCATTCCAAAGAAGTCATTGAACTTAGAAGAAATTGTTATTTTAGCACTTTCTGCCGCCGCTACTTTCAGTATTCTTGACGTATTCCTTCCAACTGTTGGTGAATCTGCACGCAATGGTCTTGGTTTAGGTGTTGGTCTAGGATTATCACCTCTGTTTGTTTAGGCGTGTATATGTTTGTATAATAAAAAATCGTCTTTATTATATAAACCTGCGAATATATGTCAGATGATATGACAGAAATAAAAAATTTAATACAACTTTCCACAAATATTATGAAAACGGTAAACGACGAAGAAAATGCAATGATGCAAAATCTTATACATGTATCCGTTGATATGATAAAATCTACTAACAAAAAATGGTATGATAAATTTTCGGAATTATTCAAAAAAGGTATCCAATTACCGTCACAAACTGTGCGTTATAAGACGATAGAATTTGCAATAGACGGTAAAAATTATTACGATGAAAATGGTAAAGAAATAGAAAAAGAACAAAAACAGAAAATAATTACTACTATTACTCCAGATTATGATACATCGCGTATAAAAATAACCGCTTACAAAATAAATGATGAAAAGGGTTCTAATGAAATAACAAAAGATAATGAAATAATAAAAGATAATGAAATAATAGAAGAACTAGATTTAGGAGATATAAAAATAGAAGATTTACGTGGATCAAATAAAACGAATATAATCAAAAATATAATACAAAAAT